CTTTGTCTGAAGCATCGTTAACACCATCACCAGCAGATGACCCTGGCTTCATTGAAGCAGTCAATAGATCTTTAACATTAGATGTTCCTCCAGCCGCTGCTGTGTAATAAGCAGCCGAGCATGAGCCGTTGTAGCTTCTTAACCCATCTGTGATTAATCGGTCAGTATCGCCTAAACTTGTCGTTTCAATAACTGCCATAGTCATTGAATAAGACCAGCTTTTTATTTGACCAGCCGCTGTTGTCGAACTGCCTATATACAGCTCACCATCTTTTCCAGTGTAAAAATTAGCCACTTCCTCAGATCAAAAGTTAAAACTATTCTATATGAATATCATTCCTTAGGCAGAATCAGCAAACCTAAGAATCTAAACAAGCAACAAAAGAACAATTCACATTACTCTTACCAGGGAAAACACTTGTCACTGTTGGAGGGCTTGAATATCTCCATCTAAGACCTAATTTTGTTTCTCCAGTTCCTGTATCACCAATTATTTCTTTAGTTAAAAAATTTCCTGAATCATCATCTTTAATTCCTAAAGCAGCATTAGCAGTTGTAAACCTGACATAATCCCAAGTTGCATTTACATCATCATAATTATCAAGAATTAATCCAACTTGCGAATCAGTGATATTGGAAAAGGTCAGGCTCAAAGTAGCGTTGACTCTTTTATTACCAAATCGAATATGTGTTTTAGTGCCATCCAAACTTTCAAAAGTAGAGCTTGGATAACGCCCAGGATTAAATGATCTTGATGATGGTCTAAGACCAGAAGGAAAATCAACGTGAGTTGCCATAGTTATTCAAAATCGAATAAAGGATTAGAAGAATCAGACCATTTTTGTAATATAACTAACTTTCCATCACTGGTTAATTCAGAGTAAGAGCCAGTTAATTCAACTAAGCCATCATCACCAAAGCTAATACTTTCAACCTTGTAACACTGATCAGATTCACTTGTTTCTTTAATCGTAAATAATGAACCCCGATAAATTGCAGGTAATGGATTAGAGAAATTAACAGAAGTAGCCAGTTGTACTTCAGATTGAGTTGCATTCCACCAAAAGAAATCTTTATTACCACTAATTGAATCTTTACTTACTACACTTCCATCATCAAGTATTGCTCCATTGTTAAACCTTTGAACATGCTGAGTTGTAGAAAAAACTCTTATATAATCCCCAGGCCTAACGCCGTTTATATAATGACCAGCCGTTTTAAAAGATATCGTATGATCTAAATGTTTTCTTAAAGCTAAGATATAACATCCAAATGTTTTTGCAGCTTCTAGATTACAACAATGACCGCTTAAATCATATGTTTCAATTTGATCTTCTTGATATTCAGTTCCATGAAGACTAATAAGAAGAGATTTTGTTTCTGCAAACCCGTTTTCTTGTTCTAATCGATATAAAATATTAGCTTTATGGGTTTTTCTATCTTCTGGAGGGAGAAAAGAAATATTTAATTCACTCATATTTCCATCATTAAACATTGCTTTAATTGTTGGTTTTTTGTCATTATTTATTTTAAAATCACCTTCTCCTGTTACTGGATCATAATTAAAAGGTACTGCTGGATATAAACTAAATTTTCCTCCAATAATTGTAAAATCTAATAAACAATACATAGCCTGTTGATATATAAACTCTCTTAAATTAATACGGTCTGAAATCATTCCATCCCAAAAGAAACCATTAGCTTTGCAAAACTTGGCTGCAATAGTCATGTTTGGTTTATCAACTGATTCAGGGTTAATGACGGCTCCAGCTCCTATGGTTTTATCCGTTAACAATGCAAAGGCAATTTCAGGAAATAAGCTTGTCGATCTTTTCCCTCCACCTAATAAACTTTCAACCTTTACTCCTTTTTTAAAGTAAGCAGAAAACTGAGAAAAATTAGTCCATTCTTTTGAACTATTAATTCTTAAACCTGCATAAGCTAAATTTTCATATGTAGCTGGATCACCTTCAGGGATAATATTAGTTGTTGAGTCTATTTCTGTTCTAACTATTTCATTACAGTATGTGATTTGATGCTCAGGCCCATCTAAATGACTTGATTTATCTCCTTCAAACTGCCAGAAATCAGCAGCAGCATCATATGGATTTAATTCACTAATAATATTATCGCTGTATACATCACCAGAAACTGAAACCCTTACTTGAAACTCAATATCTTCAGGTAGATTTGAATTATTTCTATGAATAAATACAGTTTGATTATTTTCATAACCACTTACTGAATTACTTATAACTGGATACCATTGAGCAAAATATTTTAAATCACTTCCAAAACCAACACTATAAATTGTAAGTCTTACTCTTAAACCTGCACCTGGATCACCTGGCTTTGTATCTATATTCACCAACTGATTATTCATTGTTGGACTTGCTGTTAGTGTTACTTGCTCAGTCTTTGTAACTCCATATAAATTTGCTGTTTGATTTGTAGCTGGAGTAAATTTTCCTCCTCTTCCATCTTGTGTAGTGTAATGAAATTCTATTGGCTCATTATCACCTGGGCCTCTCTCTTGATGCTGGCCCCATGCAGGGCCGTCTAATCCTTGAATATTGTCTGTTACATCTGCAGGGTTAATATATAAACTCCATCTTGTATGACCTTGAGCTGGATAATTATCGAATCTAGCAATTACAGTATGATATGCCCCTGAACCTGCCACATATCCACCATAACCTGGGTAATAAAGTTTATTAGTGAATATTGTCTGAACCTGTCTAGCAAATGGCAGATTACTTATCGAATAATTATCATAATTTCCATATTGATTACTTGATAAACCTGTAACTTGATTAGCTGCCTGTTGAATTTTTATTTTACTTGGTTCTCCTAAATTCCATTCGCTATTACTTAGATTTTGCTTATTTAATAAATGAAAAGTATCACCTGCATATTTAACGCCAAAACCATCACATTCAAAACTTTTTATAGCATTAGATGTTCTTGCTCCACTTGAATTTAATATGATTGCATTTACTGGCTCATGCCTTTGTCTATCCTCAACAGCCATTACTTCTTTTACAACAGCAGCACCAGGCCAAGGGAAAAATCTATACTCATATTGATCAAAAGTAGGCTGATCAATTCTTATATAGTTATATTGAAATTCTGGAGTGTTTCCTTTAACACAAAATAAACCTGTATGAACAGAAGTATTTTGATTGGGTTTTAACCATTTCCATGTATTTTCTCCAATCTTTCTAACTTGTAATTTAAAAAAACTATATCTAGTAATATATTTACTTATGTTCCCAAGTTGTATTGAAGAATTATGATCATAAACCTTATAAATTTCATCTTCTGAAGGTTTACTGTTTACGTTTGCAAATTGTATTTGCTTAAATACTTTTGATTTAATTCCTATCTCAGTAATATGACATTTTCTATTATTTGAAATAGTTCCTAAAGTTGCTTTTTGTAGTGCATAACGATCATTAGCATTAAAAATATCTATATAATTTTGTTTGTAATAGTATCTTTCATCATTTGTTCCTGGCCTAACAGAAAAATATGGGCCTGAAGTATCCCATCTGGGGTTGCTTAAATGTGTTGCTAATTCTTTATTTGGTACGGCTTGATATCTTCCAGACTCAATAACTTTAAAAGAATAATCTCTAATTTCTGTTCCATCCCAAGGCTCCCCAGGCCACATATTAGGTTCTCTAATGTCATAGCAACTTATCAATGCAGTACCTGCCATATATTGCTCACCTAAAGAAAGATATGAATCAGTAGCCTCTCTTACTGTTTTAGTTGCTGCGTTTACATCCTCAACTCCATGAGGGGAATAAATCTTTCCAGAATCTTGTTGATATGCAATACCTGAAAATGGAGTACCTTTTTCATCTGTCGATCCCACTATTTGATAAGTAAGAACAGTTCCTACAGGGACATCCGAATTACCTAGTTTCTGTGATGCGTTTCCTCCATCAATAAAACCTGCACCCATAGGCCAAGCACCAAGAAGTTTTCTTCTTTTCTTTAGTGTTATTCTTCCTGCTGGCCTATAATCTGCCCCGCTTACATCTGTTCTAGTTCTAACCAATTCATAAGGCAAATGATAAGCAGTAGCATTTGGCATTGGATTACTTAATCCAAATGTTGCTTGTGTTGTTGGGTTCCTAGTTCCAGAAAAATGTTTTAAATCATCTACTTTAAAAATATCATTAGGAATAATTCCTCCTTTTGGTAAGAAAGGAATATTTCCAGTGTTGTCTTTATAAATCTTATCTGCATGATAATTTTCTATTAATAAATCTCCTATTGCATAACCTTTAAATTCTGGAGCTTGTTCAATTTCACCCAATGAAAACAAGGCAAGTATTTTTAATTGTTGATACCTACCTAAGGAAACTAATTGTGACCAAATCAACTGGGAATTAACTCTTATTCCACCTCTTGAGTTTTGATCCTTATTAGTAAAGATCAAAGGCACTAAATCTCCTAAATTTGCTAATTCCTGCAAACTGTTGAAAGAGAACTGAGGAGCAAACTTTTTAGTACCCCCAACATCTGCTGTTCTTTGATTAGTTCCCCTTGTTTGGCTTGGAGGCTTTGGAGCCAGCATTGCACTGGCAGCCGTTAAAGCAACACCAACTGCAATCTGTCCAAAGGTTGTTAATCCTCCACCTGAAGCAACTAAACCTAATGAAACAGGATCACAAACAATATCTGGTATCAAGTCATAAGCTGCTGGCCTCTCCCTTATTTTTGCTGCAACCTCTTCTACATAATCCCAATATTCTTCTTCTGTAAATCCAAGGGCATTGCAGAGATCGGCTTCCGTTGGAAGAAGCACCCTTCTAACATGAGGGCTTTTATGGGCGACCAAATCACCACCTGGCCTTCTAATGTTTTTTGATAACTCAGCCATCCTTCCTCATAAAAAGCTGCCATACCCAAACAATTACCATTGCCGAGGCATAATGCAATTGTTCCTAGTTTAGGGGGTGAATCAACTCCCCACCGATTTAATTCTTCAAAAAAGATACTGTAATCTTTTCTTCTTAGTCTTCTATACCAATCTCTTTTAGCCTTTGGCACAGTGAAACCATAATTGGCTAATACCGTTTGAACTAAAGATAAGCAATCTCCTGTTCCATGCTCTAAAAAATTACTGCCTAATCTATATTTCTTACCAATCAACTCATATGGTTTCAAAGGTTCTGTAATGATCCAGTTAATGGCAAATATGCACACCTTTTTTTAGTCAATGTTTGTTGAGGGGCATTTGCTGCAACAGCATCTATTGATGAACTCAAAGTTAATTCAATGCTTGATACGTCATAGCTCATCCCAGCAGCTAACCAATATTCAGCGGTTAATCTTCCTCCATTTTTTGCTGCTGTGTCTTTATTAAAATCACTGGTCATCAAATAAGTTTCTACATAGACATAATATTTTTTTTCAACTAATTCTTTTACATAAGACATTGTTAGAGGTGTATTTGCAAGGATCAAAGAAGCCTCTAAGTTATCTCCTGATCTATTCATCGCTGCGCCTTGATATAAAAAAGAAAGATATTTAAAATCTCCTATTCCTTCATGCTTTCCATTTTGAAACTTACTAAAGGATAAAGAATTTCCTTCTAATCCATCAAAAGAAACTGGATCATTACCAGCATTATCCGTAATAGTTAAGAATGCTGTTAAAGCTACAACACTCATTAGATGCCAACCCTTGATCTAGCACCACGGCTATTTCTCAAGCTACTCATCGTTCTTGCTTCTCCAGCCTTTGCTCCTTTTGAAGCTGCACTATTAATAATCTGACTAATAGCTGATTTAGGAACAAATTCTTCTGAATTAAAGTTAAGCACTGGCCCAGTATAAGAAACTTGAGTTGATCCTCCAGACGCACCTCCAGAACCTCCCCCAGATCCTTTTGGAATTACACTTTCGCCTCTAAGTCCTGATTGATATCTAGAAGTTGCCTCTTCCATTCGACCAGATGGAATTACATATTCTGGCTCTCCTTTTTCAGCCAAAGAACTAACCATTGGACTTGATGCATATCTACCTTCTGCACTTTTTGCAAATAACTTTCCAAATAATCCACCCCCTCCACCTCCAATGCTCGAAAATAAACTATCAATTCCGAGATTTAAAAGCTTATCTCCAATACGACTAAGCATATTAGATAAAACTTCTCCAAGGCTTTTTGCTCCTGTAATTGC